CACATTGCTATGACGCTTGGCTGCGGATTCCCTTATCTTTAGATTTAGGGTTCCCGACAATTCACAGGGTTTTTCTTTTACGCATTACTGCGTAACGGACCAAGGTACAATTTTAGTCTGAACCACATACCGTGAAATCTGGCAGTAATTCCCCAACCGGGTTGGTAACGCTCTTGCGGTCGCGGCCGGGCTGTCATCACCTTCTATTTGACGGTTGGCTGCACCAGAAGCAATGGTATCAGTCTGCCACTCAAAGTAAGTGTTGTCGGCCTTTTCGCGTGAACACGCACTAAAAAAGGGCGTATCCAAAGGAGCGATATTATCTCTTGTTACCGTAAAAGTTCTTTATCTTTTACTTCTTACAGTTTTCCATCCTGCAAGGTCGGACTATCTCATCATCCTTTCGGATGCTCCGCGCTCGTGGGCCTTTACTGTCCGTCCTGGACTCCCTGGCCTAGTCTCTGAACCTTTTTGTCATCCCTGACAAACTTGGCTGCGGATTCCCCTTTCGGCGGGGTTCCCGACAATTCACGGAGTTTTATTGTCATCCATAATATTCAGATGACATCGGCTAACTGCTCGCGGATCGCTACTGACGAGTAAGTCAGTGAGGTATTGCTTGCAATTGCCATTTGTTTGTCTCTTTGTTAAGTGATTAAATCCTCAAGAAGTGCTGCCGCGTCATTAACGTGGCCGCTCTCCTTCAGTCGGTTTCGCATCGCAGTTCGCTTTGCCTTCGTTTCCGATTTCGCGCTGGTTCCCTTTCCGCTCCGAATGACTTTCGGTTTGTTTTTGAGCTTCTTGGCCTTTGGGTTGGACCTTTGAAGTTCATCGTACAGCCGAGCCTTGTTCAGAATGATGAAAGAGCGATGGTCAATAAGACTTTCGATTTCAGCATCTTGGAAACCCGCAGAAGATGCGTATTGGCGCAATTCACCAGCAAGCTCTTTCTGTTTGACGGGATCACCCCACTCTGGTAATTTTTCTACCAGCTTGCCGTGTTCCTGCCTTACAGACTGCTGCCACTGTTGTTTGGCTGCTACGTCATTTCTCGCCACTGCCTGCTGTTGTTCACGTTGGACGTGGGCGACTTTTTCCTGGGCTTCTCTTAACTCCTCTTTCTTTTCCAGGAATGAGATGGGGTCCTCGGCTTTGAGGCGTTCCCAATCAACATTTGCATACTGGTCGAAGTTGGAGTTTTCGATTATGGATTGAAGGTATTGCGAATATTGCTGACGCTCTGACTGAATCTGCTGCATCTCTTGGTTGTACTGCGATTGCAGTGCCTCGATCTGCTTGCGTTCTTCAGCCAGATCCTGCGTTTTTTTAGTGAACGCGGATTGACGGGAATAGCCCTTCAGAAGTTCGTCAAGGTTGACCTCCTGCTCTTCACCGTCCACACGGACGGCATACAGGGGTTCCTCTTCGTCTTCTTCTGGCTCTTCGTCTTCGGACTCCTCTTCAGAATCAACTTCTTCCGGTTCGTCCTCTGAAACCGCCTCTGGAGATTCATCTGGATTTTCAGAGTCATCTACTTCGGTCGGGGGTGCTTCCTCGGCTTTTGGTTGCTCTTCACTCGAGTCCAATAAACCAAGTATTGCGTTTTGGGCCTCTAAGATAGACCCTTCGTCTGTGTTAACTGCCGGTGCTGTGGGCGTGTCGGCCATGTGGTTCTCCATGAAAAAAGCCGCCCGCAGGCGGCTCCCCAAATCCTTTTGGGCTTGTTTCGCGAAACGAGTTTCTTACCTCTTGTTGAATTCACCCGTCATCACTAATGACTCGAAGTGCTGTTTCAACTCGGTGAGGTTTTTCAAACTCTGCCAGGCGTTTTCCCTGGCGGTCATATCCTCGGGTTGGGAGTTCTCCCAGGTGTCGAGGAATCTTTGCCGGAGAGTGTCCCATGCTTCGTTGAAGATGGGGTCTCCGAGTAATGCTTTTGCGCGGTCTTCTCTAGCCAATGGCTACGGGCCTTTGCTGGACTGCCTCTAGCTGAAGTTCTTGCAGCTTTAAACTGGCATCCACTTTCGCCTCGGCTGCGTCCTGTTGGACCTTCTGCGCTTTGATCTGTACGTCGGCTGCTTTTATTTCAAGTTCTTTCTGTTTTATCTGCATTTCAGCCTGGGCCATCTGCTCCTGTGGCGATGGACCTTGTTTGGGTTGGGGTTTGGTGATGTAATTCTGAACGTCCTTGAAGCCCATATTCTCGACCATCTTCGCGCCCAGGTTGTACAGGTTCTCCTCGGTAATGATTGAGAGTCCACCGGACATAGCCTGGCTGGCGAACTGTAGAATTGTGGAGAGGTGGAGGAGTTGCTGGTCACGGTTGCCATGTCCCAGGCCGACCTCCACGGTGCAGTCCAGGTAATCGCGCCACATATCGGGACGCACCTCTATAAAATCACCACGCAGTTTTATATACTTCTCTTTTTCTTCGTTCTTCTGCGCTAATTCAAAGATGGCCTTTACCAAATCCTTCACCCCGGTTTCGGCAAATATCCGCGCAATCATCTCCACCCTTTGCTGCGCTGCCGTCATCACCTGGGCGACCTGAGTAGCGGTGGTGTGGCTGGTCAACGCATTCGCATCCAACCCTTGCGACATCTTGGTCATCCCCGATCTTTCCTCGCGGATGGAATCCATGTACTTCATCACCTCGAAGGTGTAGGGCTGAAGTGCGGGGGTGGGTAACGGAGTAATTGCCCCAGGGGCTTTTGTTCTGACAATGCCGCCAGGTCTTTGGGTCAGCAAGTCATCAAGCTGCACCATGCCCTCCTGCACAGCCAGACGGCCTGCGTTTTGCAGGTACATATTGTCAAGGAGGTTTCGCAGCAGTACGCTCTTAACCTCTTGAACCGGCATCACCTGATCAGCGACAGACTCACCGTAGAATTTATGCGGGATGGGGATGGGGCAGAGAGTGCAGAAGGGTCTGCGGTCTACCGGCTCGTTTTCGAGGACGGTGTTGCCAACAGTAAGAATCCTTCGCAGCTCCGCGATGCCGTCACCGTCGTAGTCAGTTCGGAGATAACTCTCATATACCCAACCTTCTTTGAGTGCGTCTTCCGCATCCACATTTTCAGGTTGCCATGATTGGTCAAAGGCATGGCGAGCGGATGTTTCAGCCGACCAGTATTCATCACCCTTGGTGATCTCCTGTGGGTCGATGTCGTATCCCATTTCGCGTAATTCCGTTACCGTCTTTTTCACGCGGTGGCAGACAAAGCGGGCATCGTCTACCGCTTTCGCGTCTTTGCTGATGAGGAATTCTTCGGGGGGGATGTTTTCAATACGAACCCGGCCTTTCTGACTGTGCCGGGTGATGACTATATCGTGGGTGGTGATCGGTATATCACCGTCTTCAACTTCTTCGGTGTGTTCCAACACCTCCACCGTGTCATCCATGAGGAGATTTTCAAGCTCGGTATCAGACAAACCAGAATAAGTCTCTCGGTCCCACTTGTCGGAATCGTCCCACCAGACTTTGACAATACCCACCTTCGCCAGGAGTGCGTCTGTGAACCAGGTGTTAGCGACTTCAAAGAAATTGGTTTGTCGGGAGAGTACCCAGTTAATGTAGTCCTGCGCTTGCTCAGCGTAAGGCACGTCCTCTGGGCCTTGGGCGTGGACTTTGGCGATTTCATCACCGGAGGCAAACACACGCATCAGCGAGGGTTTGATCCATTCAATCGTATCCATCACAGTAGAATCTACAACCTGAGAGCGACCTTCCACCTCGTTGCCAAATGGTTGCCCGAGATAGTATTCGAGCGCCTTCCTGCGCTGGGCTGAGATTTCATCCCCGTAGCCGAGTGCGGATGTGACCTCAGTGTCGATTCTTGCTAGTAGTTCTTCGTCTGTTGGTTTTTTTGCCATAGTCCGTCCTTGGACATTTCGATGTTAGGCATAAGCCAGGAATGGTTTTTTGTTGTTCATCGCCAGCGGTACGCCCTTTTCCTGTAAGTCCTGGCGCATTTCGGGGGTGATGTCGATGTACCAAACATCAGGGTTGAAATTGTGTTTTAACAACCATTCGTGCGCTTCCTCTCTCGATGGAAATGCTGTTTGTACTGCTTGACCCGATTCAGTATGGATAACATCAAACCAAGGTTGCCCACGCGGTGTCGCTGGCGCTTTAGGGGTACTTTTATCAACTATTTCATATCCACTGAGAGGTAAATTTTCTCGCGCCTTCTTCGGCTCTACCCCGTACTTCTTCAGGAACTTCTGAGCGAACTTGGTGATCTTTCCGTCATAGAGTTGTTTGTGGTACTCGCCGCCGACTTCCAGGTCGAGGCCGGAGTATGTTGCTGGCTTTCCA